CGATAACGGTGGCTACTGTGGCAAGACATATCTCCAAAACAAAATCAAGGAGATGAAGACTGGAGTTAAAGAACCAGTAACCAACGAGGAGTACTCAAACAAAATCATCAAGATGTTGATGAATCCACCTGAAGGATTAGACTCTGCTCTGATCTTTCAAACTATTAAAGACTTTGTTACTGGTAAATAATAATGCTCATACAAAGCATTGAGGTAATGAAATACGTTAGAGCTAGTGCTGGCAGAGTCGGCATCTCTATCGTATTTGAAGACACTAATCAACCTAGGCATGATGGTAAAACCATCTACTTGCCTAGAATCACTGCACACACTACTGACCAAGAACTTAAAGATCGGATGGCATCTGTTGACCATGAGGTTGCACATGATCGCTTCAGTTCTTTTGAGGTCATACATGAGAAAAAGCCTGATCCCAAAGGTATATTGATGTTTGTTTGGAACTTCTTAGAAGACTCCAGAATCAACAACATCGAAGCTTTAGAGTATCGTGGCTTCAGAGAAAACTGGGATGAAACAAGCTCTTTGATTATCGAAAGAATTCTTTTAGATTCTAAAAAGAAAATTAGTTTCATGTCAGAACTCATGCCAGCTCTTTTGTGTTGGGATGCTAAAGTATCAGCAGCTATGTTTCCAAACATAGAATTGATTACTAGCAAAACAATTCCCAATAAAAAGATTTATGATGTTCTTAATAACTTTTCTGATCGTCTTATATTTTGTCATTCTATTCTTGACAAAAGATTAGGAACTGAATCTACTTATGATTTAGCTGTTGATATTCTCAACAAACTAGAGCCTGAGTGCAAAGATGAGCTTAAAAAGCACAAAGAAGAGTCTAAACCTGTAGGCACTAAAGACGGTAAAGGTAAAGAAGCAAGCAGAGATTCTGGTGAAAAGACTGAAACTGGCGACAGCAAAGACGAAGAAGCTGTCAAATCTGATGATGATGAATACAAAATCATTACTGTTAAGTTGACTGAAGAAGAGTTAAATAGCTTGTCTTTATCCTTGCCTGACGAAGGTTCTGCTATGGGTAAGACGGGCATCAACTTAGAGCCTGTGGAAGCTGGAACTGGAGAGTGGGAATTAACTGACTACAACAAGTTTGTTGTTATTGATTATCCCAAAAGTCTTGGAGATGAAAAATACTACAGAAAATCTAGTGCTTATTCAGAGTTTATGTCTGAATATGAAACTAGAGTTGGTTCTAAATTAGTATCTCAAGAGAATTTTGCTCAACAAATTCGTAAACTCATTCAAATTAGAGCTAAAGTGCAACGACAATATGGTGTAAAGAAAGGCAAATTAGATCAATCTAGATTGTCTCGCATCTGCTTCAATGCTCCCGGCTTCAATGAGCGTGTGTTTAAGAACAAAATTGACAACAAAGTTCTGGATGCTGCTATCACTGTTCTAGTTGATATGTCTGGATCAATGCAAGGAGATAAGGTGTATTACGCATTGGCTTCTACTTTATTGGTTAACGAAGTCTGTTCTACCTTAAACATTCCTGTTGAGATTGTAGGTTTTACTGATGGCTATGATTCACGAAGCGACATACAACCAGTCATGTTTGTTTATAAAAACTTTTCTGATTTGAAAGTAAACGACGACCAACTCAAAGAGTATTTTGCTTGTAGCAGTAGTTATATGAACGGTAATCCTGATGGTGAAAACATTCTTTGGGTACACAATCGTTTGGTTAAACGTAAAGAAAAGAAAAAGCTATTGATTGTTATGTCTGACGGCAGTCCTGCTGCTACCAAACGCTATAGCGGTCTACATACTTTTACAGAGAAAGTCATTAAAGAAATAGAGGTGTCAAAAACTGTAGACATTTATGGTTTAGGTTTAGCAAGTAATGCAGTGCAGCATTACTACAAATCAAATAGTGTTGTACATACTCCAACACAAATTCCAAGTAAGTTGTTAGAACTCATAGAAAGGAAAGTACTAAATGTCTAAATCAGACAAAGTTGAAGACCTTGTTAAGAAAGCTCTCAAAGAAGCTATGGACAAACGTAAACCTGCAACCACTGTAACGGAAGAATCTCTTGAAAAAGAATTAACAAGTTACGACAGTACGTACTCTATAGCTTTAGACAAACATGTTGTACCAATAAAAGATAATCAACAGAATTTTTCAGACCTCATTGATGACTCTACAATTACATTTGAAGAAGACTTTGCTGTAACTGTGTTTTCTGATTATGAGTGGGATGAACGTGTAGCTTCATTTATTCCACCAATTAATGAAGAATACGTTATTGACAAAGAACTTGCTGCAAACATCTTGCGAGCTTGGGAGCTTGATGAGAAAGTACTTTGCTACGGTCCAACAGGTGCTGGTAAATCCAGTCTCATCGAACAACTTTGTGCTCGCACTGGCCGTCCTTTTGTTCGTGTTAACTGTACTGGAGACATGGACAGCTCAATGATCTTTGGTCAGTTGACTGCTAAGGATGGTTCAACTATTTGGGTTGACGGTGCTGTTACAGAAGCTGTGAAGTATGGGGCTGTGTTTGCATGGGATGAGTGGGACGTAACACCACCAGAGATTTCTATGGGTCTGCAATGGCTCTTAGAGGACAATGGCAAGCTTTTCTTGAAAGAAATGCCCGGTAGTACCAGAGACAAACAAATCGTTCCTCACGAGCATTTTAGGATCGTTGCTATTGGTAACACTCAAGGCCAAGGTGACGACACTGGTGCTCATGCAGGCACAAACGTTCAGAACTCAGCAACATTAGATCGCTTTGGAACAGCAGTGTATGTTGACTATCTACATCCTTCTATTGAAGAAAAGATGTTGACAAATAAGTGGCCCCACACAGTGCCATCTAAAGCAGCTAAAGAGCTTGTCAAACTGGCAAACCTTATCAGACAAGGCTACAAAGCAAGTCAATTCAACTTGACTGTTTCACCACGAGCTTTGTTCAGTATTTGTAGGAAAATATCCGTTGGATGTTCTTTGCACAAGGCTTTTACTCTTGTGTATCTAAACAAACTTAATGAGACACAACGTAAAGTTGCTGACGAGTTATACACCAAGGTTTATGGTTCTAAAAGGTAAAGCATAAAACCACATAGCCTTCTACGGAGGGCTATGTATTTTACGTTTTAAAAGGAGCAAACATGGCAATAGATAACAATACGGGAAAAAACAAAGAGTTTTACGAACTTGGCAAACGTATGTTTGACCAAATTAAACCTCTCAAACCAATCAAACCATACTACGACACTATTCAAGAAGACATTGATTTACTGTACCAAGCAAACAGTGCAGACGTAGAAGCCTTGGAAGATGCGCGGATAACACTAAGCGTCATCAAAGAAGTAGAGCCGGGTACATTTGATGAAATCATTGACTCAGCATTGTTGCTAATAGACAAAGCATTGGGTATGAGTTACAGCGATGCAATGGAACGAGTTACAAACAGTGCAAGACTTAAGTGATGATAGATAGAAAACTAATTCTTGCTAATGCTCCTAGTAACACGGGAGATCAAGTCCACATCAACCACACTGGCTGCGAAGCAGGTGAAGACAAAAAGCGGAGACTGTACATTAAACGTACAGAACAAGGGCTTGTGGCTTACTGCCACCACTGCAACGAAGCTGGCTTTGCTAAAGACGGTAACAGCGGAAGAATGTCTAGCTGGTTAAACAAAAGAACAACAACTGTCACCAAAGTAACAGCCAAACCAATACTAGCAACACTCCCCACAGCAGGAAAGATGTGGTTAATGACCAACCACTGCTCATACCCCACAGAGTATTTTAATGGGGTAGCTGCTGAAGGCATGAAAGTTGCTCTTACACTACACAGCCCTGAATGTGAAGTTATAGGTTGGCAAATAAGGAACCTAGAACGTGAAGCCACACCAAAATACCTGACTCACTACATCAAAGACAGTGTGAGAGGTGATGCAAGTTGGTTCCACATGGGTAATAAAACTCTAGTGATAACTGAAGATTACCTGAGTGCGTACAGAGTTAACAGAGACACAGGACTTAGTTCTGTGGCGTTACTAAGAACAACGATGTCTGACAAGACGTTGATGCAAGTGCATGACCTTGAGTTCAAGGACATACTTATTTGGCTTGATCCTGACGAAGCAGGCATGAAAGGAACTACAGACGTATACAAGAAACTAACCCATTTCTTACCTACAACAACAAACGTTGCAATGCTTGGCATAAATAAAGAACCAAAAGAATGTGACCCGGCAGATTTATGTCACATACTTTTATAAAGGAAACAAATGGACTATGACGTTCTCTACCTTTGCAGTCAAAGCAAAGAGAACCTAGCAAAGTACAGGCGGTACATCAAACCGCATGTAGTGACCAAAGAAACAAACATCATCCTTGACGGGATGGATAAATACTATAAAACATTCCCTGGAGTCTCAGACTTCGCTTGGGATTCGTTTTCTGCTTTTCTTATAGCAGACCAAAGCAAACGATTGACTGACGACGCTATTGTTAAGCTTCGCATGACGCTAACTAAAGCAAAGACGTTTGTTCCGCACCATGCTCACGAAGAAGTAGTCAAAACTCTCATTGAACTAGATTACTTAGCTCAGATCATGGAAGAATGTGAAAAAGTTAAAGAAGGTGAAAGTGACTTAGAACACGTACACATCTTAGCAACTGATGCTCTTAAAAGCGTGGAGAGATACATTGAAAAAGATGAACTATTTGTATCCGCTGATTTATCTAGTATTGCAGACAGGATTAGCAGTACTGGTTATGAGTGGCGTCTTGATGTACTCAATCGTAGTCTTGGCCCTTTACGTACCGGTAATTTTGTTATTGTGGCTGCTAGGGTCGAAGTAGGTAAAACAACTTTCTTAGCCAGTGAAATTAGCTACATAGCACAGCAGTTACCTAAAGGTCGTCCTGTTGTGTGGGTTAACAACGAAGAAGAATCTTCTGTTGTATTCTTTCGCATAGTTCAAGCTGCACTAGGTCAAGAATCTAAAACATTGATAGCTGATCCAAATAGAGCTATGGCCTCTTACACAAGTCTAATGGGAGGCAACAAAGACCAGATACGTGTTACTAAAGACATGAACAATGTTCGTGATCTTGAAACACTATTCAGAGAAGTTAATCCAGGATTGATTGTGTTTGACCAACTTGATAAGGTTGATGGATTTAACAAAGGAGATGAACGTGAAGACATCAAACTCGGAAAAATCTACAAGTGGGCCAGGGAACTGGCTCGCAATTATGGTCCTGTCATTGCAGCTTCTCAGCTTAGTGCTTCGGTTGTCGATCTTAAAGACCCTCCGTTTATCGGCATGGATGCTCTCCGTGGAAGTAAGACGGACAAACCGGGTGAAGCGGACGTTGTACTTACAATTGGAAAATATAAGGAACCCAAATCACCAGAAGAAGAAATGATACGCACCATCAATGTTCCTAAGAACAAACTCCCCGGAGGGGGAACAAAACAAATGGAATCAGAACGTCACGGGCAATACCTCGTAACAATTGATCCAATCAGAGCAAGATTTGAATAGCTTAAGGAGTGTGGAAAACCATGACCTCACCAACATTTGTAGCTATTGACGTTGAGACTACTCTCAATGGCAATGAAGAAGTAGGACTAGCTCATCCTATGCACCCTGACAACAGAGTTATTGCTTATGGCTTGGCTAATAG